GCAGGGCCCGAACCAATGGCAGACGTGGTCACAATTCTTATACAGAGCCAGCACGATCCTTGACTGCACCTCAAACCTTATCCTGACTCCGGTATTCGATGAGAGGATGATCATAACAGGGTATTACACCGCCTTGCCTTCAAGATGCGAGATAATCGACTATAAAGGCGAGCCGTGGTTAAGATATAAATTCTCGAACGGACAGGTAGGAGCTGTGGAGTTCAGGAAGTGCGGGATCATGACCAAGTATCAGTTTGAGAGAGACTTCTTTGGTGACCAGCCAGGCGTTCCGTTAGACGAGACGATGAAGCTGACGCATATCCAGAATCAGGGCATCGAAGAAGCTGTCAAGAACGCAGCGACCTTCAGGTTCATGGCTACTTTATCGAACTTCGCAAAACCCGAAGATTTAGCGAAAGAGAGAGAACGCTTCACAAGAGAGAATTTAGCCACCGATTCAAAGTCAGGTGGCTTTTTACTGTTCCCTTCCACATATAAGGACATCAAACAGATAGACGTGAAGCCGTGGACAGTAGATGCCGATCAAATGAAGTCTATATACACAAACGTGGCTAACTTCTTCGGAGTGAGCGAGGCGGTCATGCAGAACAGAGCGAAAGGCGAAGACCTCGAAGCCTTCTTCGACGGAGCTATTGAACCCTTCGCTATTCAATTCTCGGAAGTGATGACAAAGGCAATGTTCTCCGAGCGTGAGAGGGCACAGGGCACATCATTCTCTGTAAACGCCAACCGCTTACAGTATATGTCCGTACCTCAAAAAGTGCAGATGGCACAACAGCTATTAGATAGAGGAGTAATGTCAATAAATGAAGCCCGTGAGCTTTTCAATTACGAAAGCGTAGACGGTGGCGACGTAAGATTCATCAGAGGCGAATACAAAGACACCGAGGACAAAGTATCAACTGAAGAAAATGAGTGATTATAGCGTTTATAAGCACACTACCCCATCAGGGAAAATATATATAGGCATTACCTCCAAGGATATAAAAAAACGATGGCTAAATGGAAGAGGATATAGAAAAAATGACCATTTCTGGAATGCAATCAAAAAATATGGCTGGGATAACATCAAACACGAAGTCATCGCAGAGGGGCTGACAAAAGAGGAGGCTTGCCGATTAGAACAGATGTATATATCCATCTTTGAATCATACATTCCCGGCAAGGGTTACAACATGACCATGGGAGGCGAAACAGGAGCCATCCACACAATAGAGTCAAGACACAAACTTTCAGAATCTAAAAAAGGTAAACGATATAACATCGGTGTACCGTTTACCGAAGAACGCAAGCAACACTTAAGAGAAAATCATGCAGACGTAAGAGGCGAGAAAAACCCTAATTACGGCAAGAAATGGACACCCGAACAGCTCGCAGTCAGACAGTCCCACAGGATATATAAGCGAGGTGGCGAAAATCCCACCGCAAGACCCATACTTCAACTTGACATGGATGGCAACCTTGTAAAGAGATGGGGGTCTATTGCTGAGGCGAGCGAAATATATTGTAGGACTTCGATAAAAGATTGCCTGAAAGGTAAATACAAACAGCACAGAGGATACCAATGGAGGTACGCAGATGAAAACAAATAGAGAATATAGAAGTATGGAGCTTCGTATTCTTCCTCAAGAAACAGAAGAAAAAAGCTATGTGGTCGAGGGCTACGCATCAACCTTTGAACCGTATGTTCTTATGACCATAGACGGAATCGACTACTCTGAAAGGATAGAACCTAAAGCATTCGACACCGCTGACCTGACTGATGTCGTATTCAGAGTAGACCATGAAGGCAGAGTATATGCTCGTTCATCAGCCGGAACGGTTAAAGTATGGACGGATGAGCATGGACTTGCACAAAGAACTGATTTAGGTAGAACGCAAAGGGCGAGGGACTTGTTCGATGATATAGAGGCAGGTAATTATCCCAAAATGTCCTTTGCTTTTACTGTTGCCGATGAACACTATGAATCGGAAACACATACAAGGGTCATAGATAGGATAGCCAAGGTCTTTGACGTCAGCCCTGTGAGCTTTCCAGCAAACCCTACTACTGAGTTAAGCGTTGCGACTCGTGACTACTTCAACGGAGTGATTGAAGCAGAGAAAGCGGAGCGACTGGAGCGAGAAGCACTCGAACTTGAGAAGAGAAGGGCAGAGACCCGAGCAAGAATAATAGGAGGACAACATGGAAATCAAAGAGATGAACTTTGAGGATCTTGAAAAAAGAAGCATCGAATTAGCCGAAGAGATCAAGTCAGCCGATATGGAGAGACTTGACGGTATCAATGCCGAACTCGATGCAATCGAAGCAAGAAAAGCAGAACTCAAGCACGAAATCGAAGAACGTGCGAAAGTGGTCGAAGAAGTCCTCAAGGCTCCTTCACCCACTCCAATAGAAGAAAGGACTAATAAAATGACAAATCTCGAAGTCAGAAAATCAAACGAGTATATCAATGCATATGCCGACTATGTAAAAGGCGGATACAAGGACGACTCCGAGTGCAGAGCACTCTTAACTGAGAACGTATCCGGCTCCGTTCCTGTCCCTGCATACCTTGAGGACAGAATCAGAACTGCATGGGACAATGACGAAGTCATGCAGAGAGTAAGCAGAATCTATGTAAAGGGCAACGTAAAGATCGGATATGAGGCTTCCGCAGGTGACGCTGTATGGCACACCGAAGGAACATCCGCAGTAGCTGAGGAATCCCTGACTCTTGGTATCATCACTCTGGTACCCAAGATGATCAAGAAGTGGATCTCCGTAAGTGACGAGGCTCTCGCTCTTACAGGCTCCGCATTCCTTGACTACCTCTATGATGAACTGGAATACAGAATCGTCAAGAAGGCAGCCGCACAGGTCATCACAAAGATCGCTGCTTCCTCACTTGTTGAGAACGCTGGTTCCGCTTCTCCCGAACTGGCTGTTCTGACCGCATTCGCAGAATTAAGCGACGAGGCGACAGACATCTGCTGCATCATGAGCAAGTCAACATTCGCAACCATCAAGGGAGCAGCTTTACAGGCAAAATACGCCATCGACCCGTTCCTCGGCTATCCTGTTGTATTCAATGAGAACGTGACAGGCGTTATCGTAGGCGACCTGAAGGGCGTAACCGCCAACTTCCCTGAAGGCGGAGACCCCATCTTCATCTTCGATGACAAGACTCTTATGACATCCGACCTTGTAAGAATCCTCGGCAGACTCTATGTCGCTATCGACGTAACCGCTCCGGGAAGACTTGCAAAGGTTACACTCACAGGCGGGACCACTTCAACAACCTAAACTAAAAGGGAAAGGAAAGGGAAATGAAACTACTGATAGCCATACCGAGCCTTGACTTCATGCACGTCGAGTTCGTCAAGTCATTAATGGGTCTTATAAAGTCCCTTGATGAGGAGTCGATAGACTACGAAGTCAAAATTTTATCGGGAACTCTTGTCTATCTGGCAAGAGATGAGATCGTGTCCTATGCCATAGGGTATGAATTTACTCACGTCTTATGGCTGGACTCCGATATGGTCTTCACCGACCAGTTATTCGATGATTTATATGACACAGGCAAGGACTTCGTCTGCGGAGTATTCCACGCACGGAGACCAGGTCACCAGTCATGCATTTTTAGAAGCCTCACACCCCCAGAACGGTACAGATGGGACGAATACCCCTCTGTGCCGTTTCTCATTAAGGGGTGCGGAATGGCAGCGACTCTGATCAAAACGTCCATTCTATTGGATGTCAAACAGAAATACGGAAGCTGTTTCACTCCGCTCCCATATTTAGGCGAGGACTTATCATTCTGCAAAAAAGCGGATGAATTAGGGTATGAGATATGGTGCGAACCCTGTGCAAGGGTAGGGCATATCGGTCATATAACGATATACCCCGAACATGAGGGTGGCTATCTTAATAACTTAAAGAGGTAAATTGTAATGTTAGATAAAATCAAAATGGCTTTACGCATTAAAACGGATGCCTATAACGATGAGCTGACGAGCCTGATGAAAGCAGGTCTGATAGACCTCGGCTTTGGCGGTGCGATGAACGAAGTTTTAACAGAAGATGCAGACCCCGTGGTGACACAGGCTGTCATCACATACTGCAAGATGAACTTCGGTCTGCCGGAAGACTATGACAGATTAAAGAAGTCATACGACGAGCAGAAGGCCCAGCTCGGAACAGCGACAGGATATACGAGGTGGTAAGATGTACGATTCCACAGCGACCCTATACTTACAGGGCTCAAGGACATATGACACATACGGGAACGAGACTGTGACCTTTACCGAAACGGAAGTATATGTCAATCAGAGAAGCGTATATTCCTCGGAATACTATCAGGCTGCACAGGTAGGCTTGCATCCGACCATTACATTGGAGATCTCGAACAGAGAAGACTACCACAATGAGAAGTTAGTGAAGTTCGAGGGCATACTGTATGACGTTATCCGTGCCGACTGGAACGCACAGAGAGACAAGATCTCCCTTGTTCTACAGGAGAGGAATTATGTGTACACCACTGAACGCACAATAACCACGGAGACAACGTAATGGCAAGCATAGAACAACAGCTGACAGACATCATCAACGAGTTCAACGAAGAGCTCGCAGATGAGACGAAAACCGCATTCAAGGACACGGGTAGGGACACACAATTATACCTGAAAGCCACATCACCGAAAGGCAAGTCACGGAGGCACTATGCTAACGGCTGGACATATAAAGTGACAGGAGTCGGGCTTAACATAGTCTTAACAGTCTATAACAAATCGAAGCCGGGTCTCACTCATTTATTGGAAAACGGTCATCAGGTCTATGACTGGCACGGCAAGCCTCACGGTCGCTCAAGAGCCATTAAACATATCGAACCAGCACAGCAAAAGGCACTAACTGAACTATTAGCGAGGTTAACTAAATGATTTACTCTACATTACAAAAAACCAACCTGCCTTGTGCTTATTCCCATTTTATGGAGAAGAAGGAACCGCCATATATCGTATATATAGGACGAGGTCAGAGCACCTTCGGTTCAGATAATACTTGGTCATACAGAAATAATCAGTATCAGGTCGAGTATTACTTCAGGGATAAGAACGAGGCAACAGAGACAGCCATTGAGGATATCCTCTTGGCTGACGGATACAACTACGAAAAGTCCGAGGATGTCTATATAGACGGAGAAGGGCTTTTCGTTATTTATTACTACATTTAGGAGGAAACTAATGAAAGTATTATTCGGTATTTCCAACCTTCATGTCGGAACATACACCGAAGTCACCACTACATCGGGAACTACTGTGACACTCGGCACTCCCTATCATCAGAAGGGTGCCGTTTCCTTCTCGCCTTCAACCGAATCCAATCAGAATGACTTCTATGCGGATGACATCATCTACTGGAGCGGATATTCGGGAGGCAAGATCGAAGGCGACCTGACTGTCGCAATGTTTGACGAGTCATTCAAGACACAGTTCCTCGGCTATAAGACTCTGACAAATGGCGGACTCGCTGCTGTCAAGAATCCTACCAAGCCTTCCGTCTATGTGGCTTTTGAAGTACAGTCCGACGATGATCCTATCAGGGTCATCTTATACAACTGCTCACTTGGAGACATCTCCAGAGAGTATGAGACGATAGGCGAGAACAAAGAGCCGAAGACCGCTTCCATTCCTGTCACCTGCGTTGGCGACAATCAGACAGGTGTAACAATGGCGGTTCTTCAGAAGACAGATTCAGGATACAATTCACTGTTCACTTCACCCCAGGCTCCCGTAATCGCAACAACCTAAACTTAAGGGGACGGAGCAATCCGTCCCTTTTTTGAAAGGAGAAGAGACAATGATAAAGACTGTCAATTTAGGGGAGAAAGAGCTCACCCTGTCAAATAACCTCGCATGGGCGACTATTTATAAGGATCAGTTCGGGCATGATATAGTGCCGGATGTATTACCGATTTTATCCGCAGCGTTCAGGATACTGGGCGAGATGCAGGGCACGGATAATGTAGCGGATCTGATAAAGACCCTCGAATTTTCCACGATACAGGATGCGTTAATCGAGTTATGTGCTTTCCAGTTCAACGACCTCATCCACTTGGTATGGGCGTTTAATAAGGCGTATGACGACAAGATAGACCCTCCTGATAAATGGGTGAGACAGTTCGATGAGTTCCCTCTTGACATCGTCATCCCTGCGGTAGGCGAGCTACTGGCGAAAGGGCTCATCTCCTCAAAAAACTTGACGAGCCTTCGGGGGAGCCTGAAGGCATCTCAATAGAAACGATAATCATGGCAGGTATCGAGCGAGGTCTGTCCTATGAGTCTATCCAACGGATGACGATAGGGCAGGTAGTCGATTTCTGCATAGAATATAACAACCGTAATAAGGAAGAACAAAAACCGAAGTCCCGAAAAGCCAACAGGCAAGATATAAAGGACTTCTTCGGAGTATGAAATGGCTGGAAATGTCAAAGGCATAACAATTGAATTTAGAGGCAAAGAAGACGTATCGTTCAAAAGTGCCATCAATAAGATGAGGAACGAGGCGAAGTCCCTTGACAAGGAACTGAACTATATCAATAAAGACCTGAAGTTTGACCCGTCTAATGTCACATTATTATCACAGAAATATAATGTTCTGAATGAGAACGCTAATAAAGCAAAAGACCGTGTCGCAGAATTAGAGGATATTCAGAGACAACTCGACGAGAAAGAGGTCAGCAAGAACTCCGCAGAATATCGTGAGCTTGAACGAGAGATCGAGAAAGCCAAAAGGCAAGAGAAGGAGTTCAATAAGGAAGCCGATAAATTAAAAAACGTCAAATTAGTCGCTTTATCCGAACAGTTCAAAAAGGTCGGCAATAACCTCGTTCAGGCTGGCGAAGCGTTAAAAGGGTTATCTACGGCAGCTGCCGGAGTTGACGTAGCCATCGGTGCGTTGGCATATAAGTCGGGCGAGGCAGCCGACGAATTGAATACTTTGGCTTCTGTTACAGGAATATCCACAGACGAACTTCAGAAGTACAAAGCTGCTGCGGATCTCCTTGACGTTTCCGTTGAGGCCATAGCGAACTCGCAGACCAAGATGAAGAAGTCGATGCTCAACGCACAGCAGGGGTCAAAGAAGACCGCAGAGGCATTCAAGACTTTAGGCGTAAACATCGAGGACTCCAATGGTCATTTAAGAAGTCAGGACGAGGTATTCACCGAAGCCATTGAAGCACTCGGCAAGATGGAGAACGAGACCGAAAGAGATGCACTTGCCATGCAGATCTTCGGCAAGTCCGCAAGAGACCTCAACCCTCTTATAGAGGATAATGGCGAAACCTATAAGAGAGTAGCGGACATATTCAATAAGAACGAACTGTCCCTTGTAGATCAGGAGACAATAGACAAGGCTAATCAGTTCCAGGATACCATAGACGAGATAAAGATGACAGGCATGGCTGCGTTAAACTCTTTAGGTATGCAGTTAGCAGGGTACCTTCAGCCAGCACTTGAAAAGATAGCCGGAGCAATAGAGAGCGTCTTCTCATGGCTGTCGAAGTTAGACCCCGAAGTAGTCGCCATCGTAGGAGTCATAGCCGGAGTCGTTGCAGGTCTCGCTCCTGTTCTCATCATAGTGGGTAAACTCGCTATGGCTATCTCATCCATTATGAGTCTGATGTCAACCATCGGCCCGGTAATAGCTGGTCTGGCTGGCCCGATAGGAATAGCCATTGCCATTATTGGGGGACTCATTGCCATCGGTGTGGCTCTCTATAAGAACTGGGACAAAATCAAAGCAAGTGCAAAAGTGCTGAAAGACTGGGTAGTTCAGAAATGGACAGAGCTGAAGACGAAGGTCGAAGGTTTAGCGATCCAGCTGAAGACGAAAGTCCTCATGGTATGGGATTCGATAAAGACTGCTACGGTAAATGCGTTCAATTCTTTAAAAACATTAGTAAGCAATATTTGGAACGGTATAAAGTTAGCCATCACGCATCCAGTCGAGACAGCACTTGTTCTTATTAAGACCATAGTAGGCAAGATAAAGAGTTTATTCAGCGGACTGAAAATATCCATTCCACACATCAAACTTCCGCACTTCAGCATTCAGCCTCCTGGGTGGAAGATAGGCGACCTCTTACAAGGCAAGATTCCCAAACTCGGTATCAACTGGTATAAGACAGGCGGTATCTTCACAAGTCCGTCTGTTATCGGTGTAGGTGAAGCAGGAGCAGAGGCTGTAGTACCTATCGACAAACTGAAAGAAATGTTCCAACCTTCAGGTATTACTATCAATATCAATGCACCTGCTGGTATGGACGTGAACGCTTTAGCAGCCGAAGTTGAACGCAGACTCATAAACGCACAGAAGAGGAGAACACAGGCATGGGCATAATTAAAAAGTTTACTTTTGACTCCGTCGACTCATCGACCTACGGAATAGGCATAACAGGTCAGGCGGTTTATAACGCTCCCGAAAGGGACGTGGAGATGATCTCCATTCCAGGCAGAGACGGAGAATATGCTCTCGACCGTGGCAGGTTCTCAAACATCGAGGTGGCATACCCTGCTGGTATGGGCGACTCGGATCAGACCACCTTCGCTTCGAGAATGAGCGGATTAAGAAACGCTCTTTGCTCAAGGGTAGGGTATAAGCGTTTAGAAGACGAATATAATCCTGACGAATATAGAATGGCTGTTTATCAAAGAGGACTGGAAGTAGACCCAGTGCATTACTCCAGAGCGGGGGAGTTCGAGATTACCTTCAACTGCAAGCCCCAGCGTTTCCTTAAATCGGGCGAAACTGCGGTAACAGTAGCAAATAACGGAACGATAACCAACCCGACGTTATTTGAATCACATCCACTGTTAGCAGTTAAGGGATACGGCACTATCGGGATAGGAGGGCAGGAGATAGAAGTCGAGAATGTACCGATTGGAGAAGTTATCCTCGCTAATAGTGGGAATGCAAAAGTCGGGCAAAGCCGACTCGTTCAATATGATTCGAGCCTTTTAGCAAATGGAGACACGATCACTTGTACGGCAAGAGATTTACAATTTTATCTTTGGAATACAGTTAGTCCGATTGCTTCGTATACGCAGAATTCAGTTACTGGCTATCCAG